TAGCACTTACAAGTGATATCACAGTAACAGCGTCATCAACAAATACACTTTCAAATAAATCAATTTCACTTGGTTCAAATACAGTAACTTCAACTCTGGCTCAATTAAATACCGCAATTAGCGATGCAGATGTAGCCTCTCTTGCAGGTTCAGAAACATTAACAAATAAGACAGTTGCTTTAGGTTCAAACACAGTATCAGGAACAATTGCACAATTCAATACAGCAGTTACTGATGCAGACTTTGCCACACTTGCTGGAACAGAAACCCTGACAAATAAAACTTTAACATCACCAACAATGACTACACCTGCACTTGGCACCCCTGCCTCTGGTGTTCTTACAAATGCAACAGGACTACCAATATCAACTGGCGTAGATGGGCTTGGAACAGGAGTTGCAACTTTCTTGGCAACACCTTCTTCTTCAAACTTAGCAGCAGCAGTTACTGGCGAAACAGGTTCTGGTGCTTTGGTGTTTGCAACATCGCCAACATTAGTAACGCCAAACATTGGTGTTGCAAGCGGTACATCTTTAACACTTACTGGCGACTTAACAGTTCAAGGAACTACCACAACCATTGATTCAACCACAATTGCTATTAAAAATGCTTTTGTTTTTGAGGGTGCCACAGCAGATAACTTTGAAACAACTCTTACTCTCGTGGATCCAACGGCAGACCGCACACTAACTCTGCCAGATGCAACAGACACATTAGTAGGACGTGCGACCACAGATACGCTTACAAATAAGTCAATATCTCTTGGCTCAAATACAATTACTTCAACTCTGGCTCAATTAAATACTGCAGTTAGTGATGCTGACCTTGCATCTTTAGCGGGTAGCGAAACTCTTACAAATAAAACTTTAGCAAGTGCAGTAGCAACAACAGCGCTTACTCTTAATGCTACAGCAGAACTTAGATTAGCAGATACAGATTCAACTCACTATGTTGGTTTTAAAGCACCAGGCACTGTTACTACAAATAAAATTTGGACACTTCCAGCAGCAGACGGAGCATCAGGACAGGTGTTGACAACAGACGGATCTGGAACATTCTCTTTCTCTACTCCTGCAGCAGGAGCAGCATTTAGCGAAATGATGCTAATTTGTGCATAGCACTTAACAAAAAACAAAGCACTAACTCTAAAGTAAAGATTTACACGTCTTAACCAGGCGTGTTTTTCTTTTTAAACTTATGATATACTTAACACTACTTTATAATTCTTAAAGTACTTATCATATTTTTATTAGAAAGTTGGAAATTTTATGTCAGATACCTTTTCTTTTCGTTTACTAGAAGACTTCGTAGCAAAATACAAAGACACACCAGCACCATTTGGATTTTCAGATGCTGGATCAAACTCTCTTGGCGAGATAACTTTTATACGCACCTATTCACGCATGAAAGAAGACGGTACAAAAGAAAGATGGTATGAGGTTTGTAAACGTGTAATTGAGGGTATGTACTCAGTTCAAAAAAATCATGCTAAAGAAAATCGTCTACCTTGGAATGACAATAAGGCTCAAAAGTCTGCTCAAGAAGCCTTCCAAAGAATGTTTGAATTAAAGTGGACACCACCAGGACGTGGTCTATGGGCATTTGGAACCCCTATGACTATGGATAAGCGTAACTCTGCTTCCCTGCAAAACTGTGCAATGGTATCTACTCGTGATCTTGATCGTAATGATCCAGGAGCCTTATTTGCATGGGTAATGGACGCATTAATGTTAGGTATAGGCGTAGGGTTTGACACTCTTGGACAAGAAAAAGAGATGGTAATCTATGATCCAACTGAGCCACCGTCAGTATATGAAATTCCTGATACTAGAGAAGGTTGGGTTGAGTCTGTAAGAATATTAATAAATTCATACCTTCGTCCAAACCAACCTATACAACAGTTCACATATGACCTAATTAGACCTTTGGGGGCACCTATCAAGGGTTTTGGCGGGGTAGCCAGTGGACCAGCACCATTAATAGATTTACATAACCGTATTACAAAGGTTGTAGGATCTAGAGCAGGAGATAAGTTTGATTCTCGTGCAATAGTAGATATTGTAAACCTTATTGGTACCTGTGTTGTTTCTGGTAATGTTCGTCGTTCTGCTACCCTCGCTTTAGGTAATCCTGAAGATAAAGACTTTAGTAATTTAAAAAATGCAGAGGTTTTTCCAGAGCGTAACTCCTATGATCCAAAAAATCCAGGATGGGCTTGGATGTCTAATAACTCTATTGCTGCAGAAGTTGGAACAAACTATGAAGACTATGTTGACTTAATTGCAGACAATGGAGAGCCAGGATTTATTTGGTTAGATGTTGCTCGTAATTACGGAAGACTAGCGGATGCACCAGATGGTAAAGATTATCGCGTAATGGGTTTTAATCCATGTGCAGAACAACCTTTAGAATCTTATGAATTGTGTACGTTAGTAGAAGTTCACTTAAATCGTCATGATGATAGAGAAGACTTTCTTCGTACATTAAAGTTTGCATATCTATATGGTAAGACTGTTACTCTTATGCCAACGCATTGGCAAACTACAAATGGAATTATGCAACGCAATCGTCGCATTGGAACATCTTTAACTGGTATTGCATCATTTGCTGATACAAAGGGAATGCCAGCACTTCGTGACTGGATGGATTCTGGATATAATAAAATCCGCGGGTATGACAAAAAATACTCAGAATGGCTATGTGTACGTGAATCAATTCGTGTAACTACCGTAAAGCCTTCAGGTTCTGTATCACTACTATCTGGTGCAACACCAGGAGTTCATTGGGGTCCAGGAGGAGCATTTTATCTACGTGCTATAAGGTTTGGTAATACAGATCCAATGCTACATTTATTTAAAGCAGCAGGGTATAAAGTTGAAGCAGACTTAGTGTCTGCCAACACTTCAGTAGTATATTTCCCAGTGGCGTCTGGACATCCCCGTTCTGAAAAGGATGTAAGTCTTTTTGAAAAGATTGGTTTGGCAGCAACTGCTCAAAAGTATTGGTCTGATAATGGAGTATCTGTAACACTGTCCTTTGATAAAGAAACAGAGAAAAAACATATTGCTCCAGCACTTCATCTTTATGAAGGTGAACTAAAGGCTGTTTCATTTTTACCAATGGGTAACCAAACATTCCCTCAGCAACCATATAGCAATATTACAAGAGAAGAGTATAACTCCTATGTTGGCAAGATTGCAAAGATTGACTGGTCTGCAATTTACGATGGCGTAGAAAATCTAGAAGCACAAGGTGAGGCCTATTGCAGCACAGATGCTTGTGAGATTAAACTTTATTAAATTATATGAGAACAGCATATAAGAATTTAGAAGAAGTAAAAAAGTTACCGCTTAAGAATAAACCTAATGTTTCAATCTACATTTATCAGTTATTATTGAATCTTGCTGCACTTTATGTAGCCAGTAAAATTTATGTTGATATCTGGCGTTCTTTAACGGGACATTGATAGATTCATATATTTTAACCCTTCCCCTGCTATAATAAGGGTATAGGAGAAAAATGTCTAATCCATCAAATTTATATGCAGAAAAAGTATATTCAGAGCATCCGCTTGTTTTATGGGCATTAGACGATACGGTTGACTATAAGAGTTTAATTTCTGAAGCACGACGCAATCTTGCAACTTTGTGGACACCAACAAGTGCTGCTCTTGCAACATCCTTTGAAGATCTAACAGAGCCATTTCCAGATAGTCATTTAAACAGGGTTAGGGTTAGTGTTCCAGTATCAGAAACAATTGAAGCATCAATTATCAGTCCTAACATACTTAATCTTAACACTCTCGCAGACCTTGGAACATTTACCGTTGGCTCATATTTTTATTCAAATAGTTTATTTTTACAAACGGTATCAATAGGATATGAATACACAGATCCAGCCACATCAACTATAGTTCAAAATTTAAAAACCTTTACTAGCACACTTTATCAAAAATGGGGATTTATTTCTGAAACTTTTGAAATTCCAAATGTTTCTGCACAACTAAGACTTGTGATTAAAATTAAAGTCTTTGAGGGAGCAGCAACATCAGCAGATAACGAATTCTATATAAATGGTATTACTTTCGGGCAATGGAATGAAGAATTTAATACATATTCTTTAAATGGAATAACAGAAACCACAGTCCCAGCAAATATAAGCATTTACGGTGGCTATGATGCGGTAGAAGCACAAGCATACGGAATTGCAGAAGATTCTGCATACTACATTACTGAAGGTGGTCTAAAATGTAAAAATGCAGGCATTCCTTTAGTTTATGGTGCAAGCGGAGTGACACGACTAGAACCAAACACTGACGCATCTTTAATACTTCCAGGCAAAGGATTTTTAAATAAAAAGGGGCAGTATAACGATTATACAATTGAGTTTTGGGCAAGAATAGCAGTAAACACATCTACGCCATTTAAAATATTTGGACCGATAGCATCAGAAGATGGTTTGTACGTTGAAGATGGATTTTTAACATTAGTTATTGGTGATCAATTTGCATCACACTTCGTTGGTGAATGGTTTAGGCCAATGCTTATTCATATTCGTTTAATTAAAGATTCTGCATCTTTATTAGTTAATGGTGAAGAAGTTTTATCATTATCTTTAGATACCGCCACTTTAACTCTTCCAGCAGAACTTGACAACAGCGGAGACAGTCAAGACTGGGTAGGATTCTATGCAAGCAATAACGTTTATCCTTTTGAAATTGATTGTGTTGCTATATATTCTTATCAGGTTCCAGTTACAGTTGCAAAGCGCAGGTGGGTCTACGGACAAGGAGTTGTTTCTGCAGAAGGAATAAACTCCTCATATGGAGGAACAACTGCCTTTATAGATTATCCATTTGCAGATTATACTGCTAACTACAATTACCCAGACTTTGCTGGCTGGGATCAAGGAAATTTTGATAACCTATCAACTAGTCAAACAAGTTTAAGAACACCTGAGTATGCTTTACCAGAAATATTTTTAGGAACAAAAACATTGCAAGACCTATACGATGATAACAAAGATGTACAAGATAATGAATCTGGTCCTGTTATTACCGATAAGTTTTTGTCTTTTAGGCCCAACAATACCTGGAACTCTATTGAGTCATACATTAATTTTTCAAGATTTAACTTGTTGTCAAGCGAAGTTGAGAGTTGTTACGGCGTCTTCAGTTCTCATAACTTAGCATCAGATGAAATATTATTTAAAATATACAATCCATTAAACAATAACTATTTTACAATTCTTAAAGACGGAAATTTGATCAAATATTCTTTAACCTATAACGGAACTACTCAACTATTATTTACTTCTAGCGCAATAACCGCTAATAGTCTTTTTGCAGTTGGATTTAATATAAAGACATTATCAGAAAAATTTGGTAGTGATGTAAGTTCATTTTTTGGAAATCAAAGTTCATTAAAAATGTATGTATGTGGAGATGACTCTGGAGACTATACTTTTACAGGAAGACTTTATTCTGTTGGGCTAGGAACAACATTAAATTCTACAAAAATAACAACCTATATTGATATAAATGGTTTTATTGAATTAGACAAGGGTCAACAATTAATTGATCATACAGCCAGTTATACAATTCTTCCATCAGAAGCATATGAAAAATATTTTTTAGACATAGGCGTTGCAGGGTACTGGCAAGACTATCTACCCCTTTCTTACTTTGCTCAATTTGTAAAAAATAACAGCGGTGAAGAATTTTATGAAATAGACTTTTTACAATTTAACCTGGGATATCCAACAACAACAACCTTACAGCAAGAGTCTGGAACGACCTCTTCTTATTACAATACAGATGGCGCACAAATAAAAAGTTATGCAACATTTCAGTATGTTGCAGATGGTGCAAACATTCCCACCTCTTTTGCTAATGAAGAAAAGCCAGATGAGTATAAAGTCCTTGATTTAAATAACTACGAAGACTGGGAAACAACAAGATTTGAGATTTTAAACAATACATTGATTTATCCAATTAAAACGGTAGACTTTAATAGACTTGCAATTGTATATAGTCTTGAATTTAACAGTCGTGGAATTTTAACTAAACCAATTTTATTAAATAAATTACAGTTGGCTTCTCAAGCATTTAACGACAATTCTTTTAATCCAGTAGGAACAAGGTTTGGAGTAGACCTATTTCCATATAAAAAGAATGGCATTTATTTTGACTACAAGTCTAAGAATCCATTTAGCATATATAAAGAAAGCACCCCATACTTATATTTGACAAAAACATCTGGAATTGAAGTACGTGGTGAAATAAATATTCTAGAAAATCGTGGACTAAATCTTCCAATTAACAAAGAGTTGGCAACAGACTATAAGGTCAGCGCCATGCAATTGTGGCTAAGATATGACCAAGATGCGTTCCCAGCAACAGCAACAGAAATTTTTGAAATTAATCATAAGAGTGGAACTCTAAAGTTTTACCTACAGGCAAACAGCACTGATTTAGATAGAGGCAGAATATTTGTTTTAAACCAAAACGGTGTGCCCTATAATGGTGTTGGATTTTATTTAAATGGTAGCCTAGTAAGAGAGCCAGTCCTATCTCTTAAAGAGTGGTCATCTATAGGTGTAGCATTTTTAACCTCTCTTATCTATAACTCATATCTTGGAAGCATAAATTTGACGGGGCCAATATTATTTAACAACATTGCATATTATCAGGCAAACAGCCTACAAGAGGTTGAAAGCAGAACCTTTAGGCCTTGGTTCCAGGTATTAACAGACGGTATAACAACAAATGACTGGCAGTTCTGGTTTAATAACTTTACTTGGGACGGTATGTTAGTAATAGGATCATCAGAGTTCTATGGTATTAATCCCTCAGATATTTATAAAACATACATAGGCACAAATAAGATAATCGTTGATGATGGAGAAGGCTTAGTCTATCAACCTGAAAAATTAAATGTATATGCAGATACTGAATGGTCAACTAACGTCTCCACACCAGTATAGTCTGATATACTTATGGTTATGGAATCTTTAATTAACCCAAAAACTGGTAAACCTTATGTTAAAAATGTACGTCGTCAGGTAATAGATAAGCATTATGACTGGGGTCTTTACGTATATAAGAAATCTAATGGTAAATGGTTTACAGACGACGAAGGCTCAGTTTTAAATATACCGTCTGACCGTGGAGATCTGACAAAAATTGCAGAATTAAAAAAGGTTGCAATGCACAATGGAGATGATGGACTTGGTAAGGCTGTATTTGTTCCAGGGCTAACTCAGGTTAGTGAAGAAGAATATTCCGAGCAAAAGGCAAGATTAAAGGAAGGATTAATTCCTTCAATGAATGACTTAGGTGCTTGGCATGCAGCACAACAAACATTAGAAAAGCATGGAAGAGGGGCAATGGATGAGTGAAGAACAGTATATCCGTGCAAGTCTTAATACAGAAGAAAAAGAAGACAATATTTTTAAATCACACGATCCCTTTAATAAAAGTTGGGATGTTTTAAAAGATTACGTTGGACTTGATCAAAACTTTCGTCGTAGAACAACACGCAACTTAACAAAGTATGCTGCCCCAGAATTTAACGCTGCTTACTTAGATGCAGCAAACGCAACACCATCTGGAGTGAATGCTGGATCAAAACAAATCAATCCTGGCACGGTATATAGAAATGGCTACGGACTATTTGACGTAATCACTCCTCCATATAACATGTATGAGTTAGCCAACTTCTATGACACATCATTTGCTAATCATGCTGCTATTGATGCTAAGGTAGAAAACGTTGTAGGTTTGGGATATCGTTTTGATATTTCAGATAGAACGTTGTTAAGGTTTGAAATGAATGAAGATGCAAGTGCGGTAGACCGTGCTCGTAATCGTATTGAAAGAGCCAAGATCCAACTACGTGATTGGCTAGAAAATTTAAATGATGATGACAGTTTTACAAAAACAATGGAGAAGGTTTACACAGATCTTCAGGCAACAGGTAATGGATTTATTGAAGTAGGTAGAACAACTGCTGGAGAGATTGGTTATGTTGGACATATTCCAGCAACTACCGTTCGTATACGACGCTTGCGTGATGGCTTTGTGCAGATTATTGGTCAAAAGGTGGTTTACTTCAGAAACTTTGGGGCAAAGAATGCAAACCCTATGGGAACAGATCCACGTCCCAATGAGATTATTCATTTAAAAGAATACTCACCTTTAAACACATTCTATGGTATTCCAGATATCATTGCAGCAATGCCATCTCTCATTGGAGATCAACTTGCGTCTCAATATAATATTGACTACTTTGAGAACAAGGCTGTTCCAAGATATGTTGTAACCCTAAAGGGTGCAAAACTTTCAGGCGATGCTGAAGATAAAATGTTTAGATTTTTACAGACTGGACTTAAGGCTCAGTCACACAGAACTCTTTATATCCCGCTTCCTGGAGATACAGAAGGCAATAAAGTTGAGTTTAAGATGGAGCCAATTGAAAACGGTATCCAAGATGGATCATTCAAAGAGTATCGCAAGCAAAACCGTGATGACATTCTAATTGCCCATCAAGTTCCTATTTCAAAACTAGGTGGTGCAGATTCTGCAGGCATTGCAGCAGCACTTTCTCAAGATCGCACATTTAAAGAGCAAGTATCTCGTCCAGCACAAAGACATTTAGAGAAGGTTGTAAACAAGATTATCCGAGAAAAAACAGATATTCTTGAACTTAAGTTTAACGAATTAACTTTGACTGATGAAATTGCACAATCTCAAATTCTTGAAAGATATGTAAAGACTCAGGTCATGACTCCAAATGAGGCTCGTGAAGCGTTAGACCTGCCATTAAGAGCAGATGGAGATCAACCATTTGTTATGTCTCCAAGACAAGCAACTGATGCTAGAGCAAATTTGGCAGGGGATCGTCAAAGAGATTCAGAAAGAACAAATAA